AGTATCCAGCTCTTATGTTTTCTGGATTATTCTCATACCTTATCCATTCTGTAAGCTCATCTCTCATATTAAGAGTGAGTTCTCTCATTGGCATAGACTTCTCTTGTATCGTTCTAGTTAAACTTCTAACACCTGACTTAGACATGAAGATTAAATCCGTACCAGTGGCTCTTATGGAGTCCCTAGATAGACATCCTACACCAGTAATAACATCTTCTAATGACATAGTATCAGGATTCTCTGCTCCTTTATAAATAACTATGTTCTGTTTACAGAATACAACTAAGAAATCATTATGTTGTGCCATACCTATAATAACATCATTATTACCTACAACAGAACTAATGTCAAGAATCCCAGCATTGCCACTGTTAAAGTTAGTAGGGTCTAACAAGTCACTATAAAATATAGTAAATGGATTCTCTGATATACCTGCTGTCCATATTCTACCATATGCAGATAGACAAGCATCAGGGTCAAAGTCTGTTACACCTATAGGTTTCTTTGTTATCTGCTCCCATTTTAATGTAGTGTCTACTACACTAAATGCTAAAGCAGGATTATCCTTCTGTGTAGCTATTGTCCATATCTTAGCGTTAGAACCTGCACCTTGAGGTAATGATTGCATTTGCCATCTACTACCTTGTATGTCTACTCCTGCTGGTGATATGTCTACTAACTCGTTTAGAAGATTTCTAGTTTCACCATCTCTACTTCCACCAAGTTCCTTACCTCTAAACATTCTATTATTACCATTAAGTAAATAGAACTTTCTACCATCTACTAAATCATGTCTCCACATAGACTCAATGTATTCATCACCTAAAACACCACTGTATTCATTTAGTTTTTTATGTCCTTGTCTACTAGCTAGTCTACCCCCTTTATCAATGACTAAGTTATTAGCTCTTGTTGCATAACCACTAGATAAGCCTACTCGTGTATCTTGAGTATTCAATCCCATAAAGCCTGGTGCTAATAAACTAACTGACTGTAAAGGTCCTGTAGGCATTAAACACTTCTCCAGATAGTTTCCATTGGTTTTCTACTTGCTTCCATAGAGATAAAGTCTGCTAGTAATCTTTGGTATCTACCTTCTTGATTACTACTACCACCATCCTCTCCTCGTTCTTCAATAGCTCTTGCTATTGCATTCTCTATAACTAGTTCATGTGGAACATATAATCTATCACCATCAAGAGATAAAGGTTTCTGAGGTGATGTCATATTAAATCTAAGTTTTTCTATCTTATCTGGTACAGGATATATATCTACTTCTATATTACCTTTATCTGATATACCATTAAAACAGTAAGCGTGTGGTGAACCTGTAGGTACATCATCAGGTGCAAACATTTTATCAAACCATTCTGTAGTCTTAGAGTTCATCCAGGTTCTGCTACTAGCATTATATACATCAAGTGTTCTTATATTAGAAGTAGTACCCATTAGCTCATAGTGGAATGTATCAACAGCTGTAATTAAATGCACAGTAGTTCTAAGAGCTTCCCAATTATATGAGTTCTCTACTTCTACTTTAGCTAAATTTACTAGTTGTCCTATTAAAGAAGAGTATTCAGTTTCTTCTACGGTATCAACCTTTTCTTCTCGTAGTCTTATTAGTACGCTATTTACTATCTCGATGTATGTCATCTTTACATGTCCCTGTTAAATTAAAACTACCTATGTCTGATATTACTGCACACCACCATTTACCATTATAAAAGAATGCTTCTTTTTTGCATTCATTGCAAATAGCTTTGCCTGGACTTACCACTTTACTTTGTCTGCCCAGTATGCTGCACTTGTCTTACCCTTTGCTATGTTCTTACCATGTCTAGCTTTAAATGATTTACGTTTAGCTTTCATCTTATCTGACTCACCTGCTTTAGGTTTACCTGCTGTACTAGCTCCAGCTTGTCCAAACCTTATGATTCTATTCTTACCATTTTCTTTAATAAGAACTGCATGTGACTTACCACCTTTAGCAGACCTCTTTGGTTTATTAAGTCCAGCAAATGTTTCTCCTGCATGTTTAATTGGCACTATGTTTTTTCCTTTTCTTATTAGCTTCTTTAGTTAAGTTCTTCTTAGCTGATACAGCTTTTAAGTTACTTCTTCTATTGTCCATAGCATTATCATTCTTATGTGCTGCATGTCTCTTATCACCTACCTTAAGTCCTAGCTTTGTTCTTGCTGCATTACGAGATGCTCTTTGTTTAACTCGTTTCTTCTTATTCTTCTTTTCCCAAGCTAACTCTTTCGTGTAGTCTCTCTTACCGTTTGTCATGAAAGGCATATTACTTCTCTTCTGTTAAATTCTTAACATGATATGCTGCTAGATTACATGGGTCATATTGCCATGATGTCATAGTGTTCTGTACTTTAGGATGGTCTACACGACAGTTCTCATATGAATGGTAAGCTTTAGCTACCTTCCAATCATTATCCATTCCATATCCTACACCTGCTAGTAAACCTATAATTGCTAATACTTCCATTAGTCTTTCTCCTCAGTTGTATGAATTGTTTTCATAGTCCTACATGTTTTAATTGTATTTACTTGTCCGTATATATCGTGAGCAGTAGTTTCCTCACAAGCTGTTTGCACAATTACTTTCTTATCTTTATCTTCTAAGTTAAGGTCTAGAGGGTCAGCATAATCACCAACCCCTAGTCCTATTATTGCTACGATTACTTCTATCATTACTTACTGTTGTGAGGTTCGTTAAGAACCCAATGTTTAAATTTATACCATACATGTTCTAGATATTCTTCCCAGACCCACAGAGCCACTGCGGTCCCAAGTATCCATTGCCATGCTGGTGCTGTTACTGTCCATAATGCTTCCATAATACTACCTCCTCCGTTGATAAACTATGTATTATCGGTAATTTTCATTCTTGCTCTTCCAGAAGGACCCCCTACAGATTGTTTTACAGTTACTCGAAACGTAGCCCAGTTATAGTAATCTTCTACATCTACCTCAACTATTTCAGCTAATAAAAAATCCGTTTCATTTAAATCAAATAATTCAATTAATTGACCTGCTTTTACATCAGTCCATGTGTGAGCTGTTTCAGTTACATCAGTATTGTCAAATCTTATTTCAGCAGTGTTAGCAAAATTAGTAGTTGACTCACCATTTCCATCTAGAACAAAATAACAACCTCTTTCAGTAAAATTATTTGGAGTTGATGGAGGTCTATACTCCCACTCTCCACTATCATATGAAGGATGTAATGCATTTATTGATTCTTCTAGATTCTTTACTGCTTCTTCTAGCTTAACAATGTCTTGCCTGTTCGTTTCTATTTGTTGCTTGTTTTCTTCAACTTGTTCAACTACGTCATCTAAATTATCTCCATCTGCAAGTGCTTCTTGTATATCTTCTATAGTAGCTATGCTTCCTGACTTTTTAGGTAAGGTAATCTTAGCTTCAGAGGCTGTGTTATCATCAGGAGATATGTTAGCTACTGCTCCATTCCTTGCTTGTAATTTAAGTGTTCCCATTAATTAATCCTCTTTTTTAATTATTCATCTGTTATATATGTAATTGTAAATCTAACTTGAAATGCATTGCCTATCTCAGATATCTCAAGATATGGTGCTGCTGCATGAGTTGTTTCATATGAAGTCACCTTTAATGTAGTTGTATCGTTAAATGCCCAAACTCCTAAACTACTTTTTGGTTTAACCAATCCAGAAAAATATCCTACACTACCACTAGCTTCTACAGCAGTTTCTGAAAAAAGGTCTTTAACATTAAAAGGCAATCCATTAATATCAACTTGACCTGAACCGCCAGAAATAGCTGAACATCTAATAGTACCTGTTACATAAACTGAAGAACCATTTTTAACATAATATCCAGCATTCTCAATATAGGTACAAGTAGGGTCAGTAGTAGCACCCCCTATAGTAGGTGTCCATTTTCCTTCTGCATATTTAGGAGCATCTGAAGCTGAACCACCTGATACTAGAACGGCTGATAAGAAGGTAATACTTTTATTACCAGTAAATGCACAAGTTCCTGCTGATGTAACTGCTGCATATAACTCTATATAATCACCTACATGGTCATTGCCATCTGTATCTGTCCATTTGTTTTTAGGGTCTAGGTAAACAATGTCACTTACAACGCTTCTTTGAGCTAGTGAAGAAGTGACTTCAGTGCCCATTGCAACATTAGAATTATTTTTCCTTATAGAACAAGTTGTATTGGTTGATGAAGGACTACAAGATTGATTAACAGAGCCATTTATCTGATAATACCCTGCAACGCTAGGTTTAAACTTACCATCTGCAAATGCACTGTCTGTATCAATAGTAGCAGTATCAAGATTAACTTTACTCCAACCAGTTTCTACTGTTTGGGTTGCACTTAAGTGTGCTCTAAACGCTACAGTCTTACCACCTGTTCCTACTGCTACAGGCATACGAGCTTCTCGCCAATAATATTCATTTGGGTCTGTAGCACTATCTGCATTGCTTAATTTATATTTACTTCCTGCTGGTACTATAAACATTGCTGTCTGCAATGGATTACTTCCACTTGGAGTTCCTCTATTTCCCTGTCCTATATATCCCATGATATTGTCATCAATAGAAAAACTACAGTAGCTTCTAGCAGATTCTTTAATATTTAAATAAAGTTGAACATACAAAGGAACATCGTTTGTGTTTTCGTATTCTTTGTTTAACTCTCTTTTACCTGTTCCGAAAGTACCACCTAAATCTTCAGACCACACCATCTTTTCTGGAGTGTAACTACCACCACCTGAACTTGCTCCACCTGTACCTACTTTTTGTATGTCTACTGTTGTGTAGATACTTACACCTGATTCACCTACAATCCCAAGACCAGAATTAGCTTTTGCTGTGTTTGTATAATGTTGAATTTTATAAGTATGAGGTGCTGTTAAAGTAACAGAGTAGCTTCCAGAAGAACTACTAGACGCATAATTACCTTCTTTGCCAGAAAATGCATTACTTCCCTGCGCTACTTTTACATTATCAGTTACACTATATAACCAAGCATTATGATAGTGAGTAGTAAAAGATGGAGCAGAAAAGTCAATAACATAAGTACCTTTTTGCAAAGTAAACTCTTTAGCATTTGATAAGGTAACAATGTTATCTGTATCATATTCAATTTTGTTTAGTGTTCTGTCTTGAATACCAGCAATACTAGCACCACCATATGTACCCTGTGGTTTCTCATCTACTATTCTAGCAAATGAACTTGGTGTACCTGTTGCTTCACCTGTGCCACCTCCACTAGATTGACCAGTGATTAGATGGGCATCACACCAAGTATTCCAGGGATTAGGTCCACCATAGAAAGTTCCACCCTCTTCTATATAGCCCAAAAATTTAACATAGTCAGTTGTGCCATTCATATGAAGAATACCAGAGGTAGTTATGCTTTGTCCTAGTTGAGAATTATTAATAGAGTTTTGAAAATGCTGTCCAGACTCAACACCATTTTTTTGTAGCATTATTGCTAATCGTTTAGTATTTGTTCCTTGCTTTAGTCCAAAGTTAAAATGATAGTACCCAGCAACTTTAGGTGTATATTTTTTGTCTGAATATTCACCATTTGTATTATCAATAACACTATCAAAATCTATAGGTTGCCATGATGCAGGAGTTAATGTTCCATTGCCATCAGGCATTGCCTTAAACACAACCGCTTCTTTCTCTTTTACTTCACCTTCTGTCATTGAGGAGACCATGTGTCCAGAGAATGTACAAGCGTTTTCACCATTATATAAAGTAACTTTTGTACTATCTGATACTGCCCAAATAACCTTTAACTCATCACCTGTGTTAAACTTTTGAATACAATTTACAACTACTTGACTGTAATGATTTGAACTTTGAGCTGTCTTTTCCATAAGTGAAAGACCTGTAGATAATGTAGCAAAAGTATCAGTACCTGCAAACTTAACTTGTATTTTTGCCCTGCTAAACCTATGACTACCAGATGTCATAGTTGTTGTTAGAGTAGTATTAAGTTTATATACTCCGTCTTTTTGAATTGTATATATAGACCCATCTGCGTTAAAACCATTATCTGAATCATTTACTTTATTTCTAAATACAACGTCCTCACTTACACCTGCTGTTTCTGATGTTATAACGTCTGTAACAATACCCATAAAATGCACAGGAGGAGTTGCTATTAATTTACTACCGCCACCACTTCCAGTAGATGCTGTAAACTGTTCTGTTCCGTCAGGGAATTCTATCTTATCCCCATGTATTCTAATTGTCATTAGTTAATCCTCGCTTCTAGTTTGTTTAAATTCATTTTATAGTTCCGCATTAAATGCTAATATTGCCCCAGAATTAGAATCAAATCTAATATATCCAGCAAGTCCAGCATCAGATAAAGCCTCTGTCAACACACCACTAACTAAACAACCTACTGTACTTTGTGCACCATCAAATGCAATATCTAGTTTTGGTAAATATCTTGCAATTCCACTAAACATAGCATTATAAGCTTTAGTAAAATTAGAAGATTCAACTAATGGTAAATCTCTCATTGTTACTGGAAATGTTACAAATGTCCTAACTGTAGTAGGAGTCCACGCAAAAGCCATTCCAATCATTCTTCCATTTGTAGCAATTCCTATATCATATAATTTATAATAATACCTCTGACATCTAGCTAATTCCACATCATACGGTACATGTTCAAATGGTGTAGCTTCTTCACCTATTTCTAGTTGTACGCCTGTGATATAAAGTGTTGCACCTGATGTACCTACTAATCTATTTGATGATGGTGTCATAAAATCACTAGTAGATTGCCATGCACCAGCAGTTCCATCAAACCCACTACCACCACCTAATGCCCAACTTAATTCAGCTCCAACATTAACTCCAGATAGCCATGTTCCACTTGTAGGTCCTGTTATTGTTACAGTTTTATATTCCCATGTATCAGCAGATGAAATATTATACTCATATATATAAGATGAACTATAAGAACCACCATCTCTTAATGCACCTGCAAATGTACCTGTCAATGATGATTTTGCCCAAAAAGATAAAGTTACTGTCTTAGCATTATCTGTTCCAAAGTAGAGCTGGTCTATATTATTTCCTTCAACTCTGTGTTGTAGTAAAAAGTATTCTGCTTCTGCTTCTGTATAAGCAGATGATGATGTAAGCTTTATTGAATTTACAAAACCTTGACCTGCTGGAACATCTGTAGATTGCTGTGCTGTAAACTTATCTGCTTTATTTGATGTAATTCTAAATCTATCTACTGGAAAGTCAGCAGGACCAGAAACTGCATCCGTTCCTCTCTGTGCAATCTTCATATCACCATTAATAATAAAGTTTCTATTTGCTGATAAGTTAACTACTTTAGGTTTTGTACTATCTACAACATGGTACTTACTACCATCAGGTACTGTTACTGTGCCTTTAAACTCTATAGCACCAGCACTCATACCATTCATACCTTCGGGTATTGTGTAATCATTTTCTATTGTTTGGTTGTTAAGGTATATACAGCCATCTGCTACAGTACTAACTCCACCTGTACCACCTGCTGATGCTACGTCCATTACAATAGATACTGGAGTATCATTAGCAACTGTACCTGACGCTTTATTTGTACTTACAACTAATTCTCTGTAACCACCTACGTCTGATATAGAAACAATAGTATATTTACCTGAACCTTTTTCAGAAGTGATTTCAATTTGGTCATCAACATCTACTTTGCTAAAGTTTCTTACTTCACCATCACCATCTGTATCACTAATATATATCTTAGTAACGCTGCCATAACTGCTTGACATCTCCATACCTAAGACTAAGTACAGGTTACCAACACCTGGGTCTCTAGCTACACTATTAGCCCATTTGTTTGTATAGTCTGCTACAATAGCACCACTAGACTTTTCTACTATATCATCTACTTCGTCTTTAGTATATGTAGTATCTTTATCTGCTTTCTTAGCAATCTCTGCATCTTGTAAAACATTCTTAGCATCGAACTTCTCATCCAGCTCTATGATACTATCATTATTTCCATTTATCAGTTCGTCTTGAGCCGCTTGTTGTGAGTCTATTTGTGATTTAGTATATCCATCAAAATCTACAATTTCTTCCCATTTATAGTCTTTACGACCATAAAGTTTACCATTTTCAGGAGCATCTGCAATGCCTCCATCTGCTGCAGCTAATTCAGCCCATACTCCACTCTGTCTAACATATTGTATTCCATTATCAGGAGCATCATCTAGTTTTGTATCTATTTCAGTATCTTGGGCATCCTGTTGAGCATCTACCTCTTCTTTAGTGTAAGGAACAGTTGTTTGTTTAGAGCCATCAGGGAACTCTATGTGTTCTTCAGTCTTTAAGTTCTTAACTGTTACACCACCTAACGGGTCTACAGTAATAAGCTCATGATTGTCTAATCCTAAATCATATAATTCAGGACTAGATAAACCTGTTAATTGACTACCATCTCCTTTAAATGAAGTTGCTGTTACACCACCTAGTAAATCAACATTCATTAAGTCATGGTTAGGTATTCCTAATGACTCTAATGTTGTTACTCCATCTTCTTCACTTACATTTGTCCATGTACTTCCTTCAGGTACAAATACGCTACCTAAAGCAGATATAGTAACGTCTCCTGCAGACATACCATTCTTACCTGCAGGTATTGAGTGGTCTCCTGTTATTTCTTGTCCATTAAGATATATACAGTCTTCTGCAATTAAAAAAGGTGTAGGTACATTATATAGTCCACTACCATCTCCTGTAATAGAACCATCCAAAGTAACACCACCATTAATAGAAATATCACCGTTAGCAGTAATACTTCCATCAGCACTTATGTTACCATGAGCATGGATATCTTTCTCTGCAATAATACTACCAGCAAATTCCTGGTCACCATCTGCAGGGACTACGTCTGTTTTACCACCTTTGCCTCTGTATATAGCCATTATGTTATCCTATTAAAGTTCTTCAGTTTCTACAACTTCTTCTTCTTTCTTTTTTTTAGTTTTTGTTACTTTAGGTGCTTCTTCAACTAGAGTATATCCTGGGTGTTTCTCCATAGATTCTATATCTAAAGCTGTATGAACTTCCATTGTGTTACCTGAAACTAAACATTTATAAACTGCCATTTGAATCTCCTATATGTTTATAGCCACTCAAACA